ACTGAGCGTGAGGAAATGCTTGAGAAGTGTGATTGGGCAGGTGGTTATCTTTATCTGCGATGATATACTTTCTCATCATAAGTGCCGGTGTTGGTTTCGCCTTCCTGGCACTTTTCTCTCCTTTTGAGTGCTCCTTAGGTGTAACCACCAAACATTATGAAACTTTCAGAAGCAGTTGCAATTGGATTTGAAAAACTTATTGTGGAGAATGATACAAGAGAAATTGGAAAGTTTCTTGCATATACAACTGAAAAAGTTATTGCTCCCGAATGGTTGAAACAACAATGTGGTTTGAATGTTATATCTGCTCCCGATGATGAGGATGGACAACAATCAAAGTATGATTTGTTGGTGAAGGATAGTGGTTTGAGAATTCAGGTGAAGTTCAGGGGAGGCAAAACACTGCATATGGAACAAACTCGCAGAACTACCGGTAAAAATTCTACAGGTGGATCTAAAAATGGGCAGGTAAGGTACTCTGTTGATAGTTTTGATGTTGTATTGTTTGTAATTCCTAACGGTCAATATGAAAACTACAAAGAATGGAACTACATTGCTATTCCAGCAGAAGAACTGGAATGTGATGATATGCCTGGATATTGTGTGGGTACTGTACCGGCAAAAGTGAAGAAAAAGTATGAGGGTAAATCTGTGGAGGTTATTGGCATGTTGAACAATTTGTGATATAATAACAAAGATATAATACTACCTTATGAAATACACTATTCTACCAGCAGTTGATGGTATTATGACTATGAACAAAATAGATTTATGTTATATGGATCCGCCATACAACACTGGTAGAGACTTTTACAACTTTGATGACAGGTTTAGTTCCTCTAATGAATATAGAGATGAACTTATATTGCCTGTTGTCAAAGCGGTACATGATAAACTAACAAATAAGGGTTTAATTGTTATTCATGTAGAACCACGTATATCTCACCACATTCGAATAGTGTGTGATAGTGTATTTGGTGAGAATAGGTTTGTGAATGAGATAGTGTGGAAGTCTGGTGGTAATCACAACACAGAAAAAAAGTTACAAAGAAATCACGACACTATTGTTGTTTATAGTAAAACAGCATCACACACCTTTAATCCGGAGTATAAGGAATACAATGAAGATGATGTGAGGAATAGTAACAAAGATGAAAGAGGATATTATTCTACCAGCGCTTTGAAAAATTCTCAACCTGAGGTAGTTCCTAGACCGAACCTGAGATATGAGTGGAAAGGAAATAACCAACAATGGTATGTGTCAAGAGAGAAGATGGAAGAGTTGGATAAGGATAATAGGTTAGTATATAACAAACAAGGCATTCCCAGAATCAAGAGATATTATCATGAGATGAAAGGAATACAGGTCAAAGATATATGGGATGATATTTCACAAATACAAAATGGAGAGAAACTTTCATATGCTACACAAAAACCGGTAAAGTTGTTGGAACGAGTGATAAGTATGTTTTCCAATGAAGGTGATATGGTTTGTGATCCTTTTGCTGGTAGTGGAACAACAGGTAGAGCAGCAATAAAACTTAATAGGCAATATCAATTGTTTGATATCAATCCAGATGCTAAAAAGATATTTGAAAGTAGTTTATATGGAAGACTTCCAGTATGACATAACAAAACGTGGGTGGTTTTATCCACCCATAAATTATCCAAAACAAAAGAGTGAATTGACAGAGAAAGCGATCAAAGAGTGGTTAGATTATATTAATAAGAAAGATCCTGTCATGGTTATTGATCTTGATACTCTTAAACTTCGCCCTCCAAAGTACAAATAACTGTGACACTCAAACAACTGGCACACGGAGCATCCACAGGGCGCTCCCATGCCCTATACTTACAAAGTACCTGAGAAAAGCAATGCTTTCTAACAAAACCGTTTCCAAAATTGCTGATGCTGTTAAGAAAGATGTGATTGAGCATATCTATATGAATGAAAAGTATGCTGAACTCATGCAGGATTTGATTCCTGATGCTATTTACTCTCTGATGGGTGAGATGGATGAGGATTTGGCATTTGAAATTGGTATGCTTCTCTTTGATCGTATTGAACTAAAATGAAAACATCCTACATTTTTCTTGCGCTCATTGGCATTCTGATGTACAATGTATTTCTGGCACAAAGAGATGCTAAAATGTTAGAAGCATATGATAAAATCTGTGCTAAGCAACCTGCAAACCCCAATTGTATCTACGCAAAATGACACCTGACACCTACACTTTTACTGGTGATGCTACCACCTTCCTTGGTCTTGTTGGAGTTACTTCGGCGCTACTCATTGTTGTGGTTGCTTTCCGTCGCTTTTTCAATTCTCCTTATAACATTCGTGTAACTCAAAAGAAAACTGAAGAAAAATCGGATCATCTTCCTATGGATGAATGTTGATTTACTTTCTAATCATTAGTGCTGGAGTTGGATGGGCATTCTTTGCTTTATTCTCCGAAAAGTTTAATCATCTGGACAACATTGAAAAGCAATTCTTGAAGGATTACAATGAACGAACTCACAAAACTCGTACTAGCAGAAATTCAAATTGATAATCTGGTTGAATTGCTCAAAGATAATGAATATGAAAACTATTTGTATTCAAAGTTGATTCCAATTAAGTGTGAAATTGAACGACAAAAATCTCACTTGATTTAATTTTGTTTCTATGCTAAATTATTAGTAAGAAACTTCATTCCCCCAATCAAAATGTCTGTTTTCGAATTGATGTCTACCACTGAAGAAGTTATGCTTGACCGTAAACTGCTTGCAATGATCGAATTTGAAGAATATGATTTGGAAGAAATGATTGAGAAAATTGAATCTGATTTTCCAGAAGAAAATGTCACTTTTGATTATGAATGATGCTTGATTTAGAAACACTTACTCACGAGCAAAAGGAACTCCTGGCAGAAGATTGTGAAGACTTTCTTCTGCATAGGAATATTCCTTTGCGCTCTCATTCTTATGACAACATTATCAATCAAGCATTGAGGGAAGGGTATCAATTAAACAAATTTGATCGCTCTGGTCCACCTAAACCACCAGACAATTATCCAATGTTTCCGTAATAAATGGCACACCAAGAACAGTTTAACTTTATTGCAAAGGTAAAAAATCAGTATCCAGATCACTTTAAAAACAAAAAAGTCTTAGAGATAGGAAGTTTGGACATTAATGGAAGTGCTCGATACTTCTTTGAGAACTGTGATTATACTGGAATTGATGTAGGAGGAGGTCCTGGAGTTGATATAGTTTGTCCTGGGCAAAATTATAATGCTCCAGATAAAACTTATGATGTTGTTCTTTCTGCCGAATGTTTTGAGCATAATCCTTATTGGTTGGAAACATTTCAAAATATGATTCGTATGTGTAAAGATGGTGGACTGGTATTTTTTACTTGTGCAACTTATGGTAGGGAGGAACATGGAACCACACGGAGTAGTCCAGAAGCTTCACCTTTAACTGTTGGTCTAAATTGGGATTATTATAAAAATCTTGGGCAGATGGATTTTATGAATATAATCAATTTCAATAAACATTTTCAGTATTATCAGTTTGAATCTAGAAATGTTGTTCCTCAGGATTTATATTTTGCTGGATTGAAATATTAGTGTGCCAATCGGAGAACTGTCCACTCCTGCCCCGAAACCGCCCCATCTCTGCCCTATAATAACAAGGTACTCAAGAAAACCACTGATGGCAACCCGTTCTCGCATTGGTATCGAACTCAAAGACGGTTCTATTCTTTCTGCTTATCACCACTATGATGGTTATCCTCAGTGGTTGGGTCGTATTCTCACCACACACTACAACACTAAGGATAAAGTATCCGAACTGATTGATGGTGGTGATATGAGTTCTTGCTGGTCTAATCGCACTTGGGAGGGTAAACTTCCTGAGGGTCAATATGCTCCTGAGTATTATTCTCAACGGGCATCAGATACTCCTCCACGCCTTGATGCTAACCTTGCAGAGTATTTGCTGCCCGATAAAAGCGAAGAGTTTGCATATGTCTTCCGCAATGGTGAATGGGTATGTTATGATATGCACCAGTTTGATGATAGAAAACCGCTGCCTGAGGTTGTTGAGATTCCCAGCGGCGCACTTGCTGTCTGATTAAAGTTCGGTTTATTGCAACTCCCAATTTATCACTTAACAATGAAAAGACAAGACCCCCGCACACTTTTTGCTGATGATGAGTTCACTTTCTTTCGACTCAATCTTCTCAAAGAAGTTGACCGTTTGAGTGTGTATCATTCTGACAGGTATCAGAAAGAAAAGGAACTTAAGAAAGCGGATGATTGTCTAACTTACCTTATGAACCATCGTTCTCATCAACCCGAGTGGTGAGAATGTAGTGTGACAGTTGAATAACCTACACAACCCCCTTGACTTTCGCGGTCAGGGGGGTTATTATGTATGTATTGAAATTGATTCGTTGATGACCCTGACCCTTCGCCCCCACCAGCAACGCGGTGTTGATGCAATGGTTGCCCATATGAAGGGGCAGTTGATTATGCCTACTGGTGCAGGCAAGACTCTCACCATGATTACTGATGCTAAGGCACAGATTGACAACATTGGTGCCACCACCATTGTTGTTGTTTGCCCTCGTATTTTGCTTGCAGAGCAACTCTGTAGCGAATTTCTTGAGGTTATCGACACCAAGAATGTGCACGTAATGCACGCTCACAGTGGTGAAACTTCTCACTTCAGCAGCACCAACCCCAAGCAAATTCATATGTTTGCTAACGTTGCTCGCACTGCTGGCGATGCTTGCATTATCTTCACCACCTACAATTCTCTTGATCGTTTGCGTCAAGCAGACATCGAAGTGAACACCATTTACTTTGATGAAGCACACAATTCTGTAAAACGTAACTTCTTTGCTCCTACAGAGTTCTTCTCTGGCGATGCAGAACGTTGCTACTTCTTTACTGCAACCCGCAAGACTTCTGTCACTATCAACAAACCTGGTATGAACGATGTTGAGGTTTATGGTGACATTATTTGCCGTGTTTCTGCTCCTGAACTGGTAGAGGGTGGTTACATCATTCCTCCTAAGATTCAGGCAAAGAAGTTTGATATGCATAAGGCAAAGCAGATCAATCCTAACATTGATTGTGCTAACGTGCTGGAAACCATTGATGACACTCAGACCAAGAAGATTCTTGTTTGTGTTAAGACAAGCAAGCAACTCATTAATCTGATGGGATTCACTGATTTTGCTTCTGAATTGCATCAACGTGGTTACTCTTACCTCTACATCACCAGCAAAACTGGTGCTGTGATTGATGGCAAGAAAGTGAACCGTGAAGAGTTCTTCAACACTCTCAACGCTTGGGGTAAGGATCCCAACAAACACTTTGTTGTTCTTCACCGTTCTATTCTCTCTGAGGGTATCAACGTGAGTGAACTGGAGACTGTTGTTTTCCTTCGCAATATGGATGTGATTGAGATGACTCAGACGATCGGACGTGTGCTGCGTTTGGGTAGCGATACCAAGAAGTTTGGTCTCTGTGTTGTTCCTGTTTACTCTCAGGTTGGTGTCTCTACCGAGCGAGCATTGCAGAACGTTGTTGACGCTGTGTTTGAACGCGGTGAGATGCTGGATTCTGTGGTGCGCCGCTGATCCGCTTCGGGCAGGACCCCTCAAGGGTCTTGCCTGAGTCCCACTGAGAACCCAG